TTCCTTCAAATTCAACCCATCCTCCCCTATCGCCAGCCTTCACGTTAGAAAATGCGTCAATACACTCGATTCGATAAAGCGTTTTGTCGTATAATTCTTTTGTCTCGTCTGTTAATTTGTACTTCATGTTTTTTGTTTTTTTTTTAAATGCCAGCGATAGACATCGCCGGCCTAAACCCTTATCCTATGAATCAACCAACAAACTTTTATCTTCGCACCCGCGGCAGCTTTGCGCGTTCTGCTGCCTTCTTCTTCCTGATGGCTCGGTAGTGCGCATCAACGCCATATTCCATTCCCAGCCTGAACACCAGGTAGCACGCTGTGATTGCAATGAGGTGGTTAAGCATCGTTAATATGTTTGTCATGATGAACGATAATGATTACTGCGAGCGCCATACCTGCGAACATGGTCACAGCAACGATAAAGCAAGCCATTGCGGCGGCGGTGATGGAGATCATACAGCTTTCTTTAAGAACGATTGAAAGTTGTTATTAGCTGCTGCTACACAAAAGTCATATAGCGCTAGCCCATCGTCTACCATCATCATTGTGAGTGGGTGAATAGTGTAGCCATTGATTTGCCCCGCTTCGTGATGCACCAAGATGGTGTTGGGTGTAATAGCAGTGGCGTTTTTCAGGTGTTCTGCAATGTTGAGTTCGAAGGTCATAGCAATTCATTTAATTGTTTTTCAATTATTTTGTATTCACTGGTGCCCGATAGGTCGTTGTCTTCCATGTTGTTCAACTGATCTTCCAGCTCGCCAACCATCTTCGCGTGGCAGTGCTTGCAAAGTGTACGCTCTCCATAGTAGCTGATTGCCGGGCGTTCGTCGATTAGTTTGCACTCATCACATTGCAGTTCGTCCTCGCCAACATAGTATTCTGGTTCCTCGTAATAGTTTGTTTGCCGTACCATTGTGTTGAATTTAGTAGCCAACAAAATTTTTGTTCATCGGGCACGGGCCGCCAATAGAGGTGCGCGATTTAACGGTCGTGCAGCTACACGCTGCGATAGCTGCTGCCAGTAGTGTGGCGATGGTGAATGCTTTGATTGCTGATTTCATTGCTTTAAATATGAAGGGTGAATAGAATTGACATCGTACCTGATCGTCTTTATGCCGTATCGCCTGAACTTGACCAGCCGTTCTCCCGCATCATGCGCATTCCTTCTTTGTTCCATCCGGGCAACCTCAACACCTGTTACCTAAGCCGATAAATGCGACATATTCCGTCCGCGTCGACCCGGGTAGTGTATACGCTATGTATTGGCGCGGCCTTCTTTACGCGTGCCAATACTTGCGACCTGCTCGATGTTACCACCTCTACCGATCCCCCTGGCAGCAGTGACAGGCATTGTTGCACAACCGATTTTTTGCTCACTGGTGCCATCTCTTTATCTTGTACTGTCATATATATATATATGTTTCATTGACAAATCAAATATATGACATACAGTGTCGTATTTCCAAATAATAATATGACATTTTACGACATTTCGATATCATATAAGAAAACAGTCTTTTTATTGAAAATCTTCTAAGATGGCTCGCGATTTTAGTGAAATCCTCAAACAAAAAAGAGAGAAGGCAGGCCTTAGCCAGACCCAGTGTTTTTCGAGGCAAAATGAGGTGATCCCGCTGGGACAAATTGAAGGCGCTGGAACGCCCGTCTGGTAACGGTTTCACGTGAAATCAATCGCCCGCCGGCGTCAAACTGATGTCCAGGTGGTAATTCAGCGCATTGATGATGGCAACCATGGTCTTGATTGACCAATTCTGCTTACCTGTTTCGATGTCAGCAATGGTAGCCTGGCGGAGGCCGCACGCGTCGGCCAGGGCTTGTTGTGACAAACCCCGGCTTTCGCGGGCGAACTTTATCATTTTTCCGATGCCTTCGAGTTGTTCGTTCATACTTTGAATTTTGAAAAGTCGATGTCAATACGCTCGGTAATGCTGCCCTGGGTGTTACGAACGCCGCAAGTTAATTTAATGGTTGTTTCCTTTTTATGGCATCTGTAATAGCTCCCGATAAAAGGAGTGACTATTTTCCAGCCATCCTGGCCGCTTTGAACGGTGTTGTAGCCTTCAGCATCTTTGCCGATCAGCAGATAGATTTTGTTTCCAGAAATGCCGGTGAATGGAACGAGAATTGTTTTCATAACTGTTTGTTTTGTGCTTTTCAGCGTGTTTGATAAATCAAAGATAATACGTTATATCGTATAATACGAATTTTTCTGAACAATTATTGCAACAACGTTGCATATTCTCCGTTTTCATGGTTTTTGGGTAGTAAAAACCCCCAGTGTAGAAACACCGGGGGCTACTAACCAAAAATTAGTTTTCAGCATCCATCGCCGAAGCGGTAGACGCAATTGCTTGCGCGCGGTCGGCAACAGCAGAGAGATCAGCAGCGAGGGCGTCGAGCTGCTCCTGCGTGATAGCCCCAGCGGGCGGCAATGATTCTTTGATCTTCACGATGTCGTCTGCAATGCCGGTCAGCGCGATGTTGGTTTGTTCTTGTGCTTCGTTTAAGCGTGCAAGGTTTGCTTGCAATTCTTCGAATGTTGCCATAATGCTTGAGTTTATAATGAATAATGCGATGACGATAACTAAGATGGCGGGTATCATATGCCGAAAACTTTTAGTGCGCGATCAAAATATTTTTGTCTGTCTTCAAGCCCGTTGTAACCGCCGTTGATGATTTTGGTTTCTTCCCGAATCGACCGGTCGTCATCGAAGCGGTCCAGGCCGCGGCGTTTCCAGAAAATGCAAGCCGACAGCACACCGTACTCTGGAGCAGCGATCAGATCCGGCGTATCCAGCAGGCGGGCATCGCCAAATATTTCGTTCGACAACCAAGCGTAGTTATGCCGGCCGGTAAGCTGAATCAACCCCCGGCCCATGAACTTTTTGCCGTCCCCCTTCACCACGTTTCCCAGATCCTTACGGCCCTCGTAGCGCGATTGCGCCGCCGTTGGGCCCCACAGTTCGCGGAGATATTTCAAACCGCCTGATTCATGCAGTATCTGCGCAAGGAATGAGGCTACCTCGATGGGTGTATCGATGCCATAAAGTGGCATATACCTGTTCAAGAATGGCAGGAAAGTGCTGACCCGGAACGGTGGCGTACCGGGTGAAATGTTTTGTAGTTGTTTGTCGGTCAGAACCATATCAAATAAATGCCCGTGGTGATTAAATACAGCCCGATACAGGCTATCCGCATCCAGAACATGGAAATACCCAGCCTGTTTTCAATGCGATCAATCAGCGATCCTCCGGCGCCGTTGTACAACCAGTTCTTACCCCTAAACAAATTCAGTGCTATGTCAAAGAACGCTGCGCGGGTCGTAGTTGCAATGACGGCAATCCAAAAAGATGGATACCAAGCAATCAGCGCGGTTGCCAGTAATGCAAAGCCAAGCACACCCCAGCCGTGGTAAATGTGTTTACCTGTCTTAATGCGACGAGCATCAAACCAGGCGTGGGCAATTGTTAATATCAACAGGTAGGGGATCACCGTATAAGCGTTAATAGTAATCCAATCGCACCGAAAGCCATTGCGCCCATGTATGTGCCGTTGGACATATACTTAGGATTGATGTCAAACCATTTTTGCCAGCGACCTGTAACGAATAGCACAAATGCCGCAAACATGGACAACCCTACACCATCTTCCCAATGAAATGGGTGGAAGTTTCTGTATGCAATCGAATCTTTGACAAGAAAGCTATACACAAGAAACACGATCACCACTAAAACTGGAATGAACGGAAATACTTTTTGCGTCCACTCGCCTTGTTTGCTAAAGTCTTTTGTCATAAAAAATTATTGTTTGATTAGCAATGCCGCTGCTGCACCAAGACAAACCCCGCCAATAGTGCCGAGTTTGCCAAAGTTTCGTTCGCGGTTTGTTTTTTTGATTTGCGTGTTTAATCGAGCGACTTGCAAGTTTCTGTCGTCGGTCATTTGACCTAATGCAATTCGTAGGTCGCTCATTACCCGTCCTTGCGCCGCGATCACGCTATCCTTCGCTGCTGTTTCTTTTGCCCATGCTTCGACGAGGTTATTCATGTCCGTTTGCTGTTCGTGTATCACCCCTCCCTGATCGTCGATAACGGCCACCAAACTGTCACAGCTCACGAGCTGCGCCGGATGGTCGGCTATCGCTCGTGCCTCCTTATACTTGCCCGCCCAATACTTCGCCTGGCTTGCCGAAGTTGCTACCTGTTTATTTGATTCAGCCAATTTTCGCTGCACGCTATCCCGTTCGTTTTGGGCCTTCGCGGCAATGTCTTTCCAAACTTTTACAGCAGTTGTATCAACGACCGGAGCAACAACGGACGGTACCACAACTGGCTTGCTATTGCAGCCACGGAGTAGATAGATGATAAGCAGCAACGCAAGCACAAGCGTTGCGGTCATAATTTGGTTTGCTTTTACCCACGGTAATACTTTGGTCATGGTTGGTCATTATTTGGCGTGATAGTATTCGGGCCTTTCTTTCTCAATTCGCGGAAGTACTCCACGATGCGGTCGATAGCGAGGCCGATAAAGAAGGCGAGCCACGGCGATATTGTCGCCCCAAACAAATTATCGCTGAAGCGAACGGCTACGAGCAAGATTACAGCACTTTTGAAGAACCGAAACGCATTGTCGGCAATAAAGTATGGCCAGGAGAATCGAACCGGTGAGCCTATTTTAAAAAAGTCCCTTGTATTCGCGTCGATCAGTAGTGACACAAACACACCCAACAGCGCGATGATCCACGCGCCGAGTAATTCCATCGGCCGGCCATTTCCAAGAATATAATCAGCTAATTGTTTAAAGTCAAACATTTTATTTTTTTATGTATTTTTTAATTCTATGCTCATAAAAGTCTTTGCCCGCAAGACCTGCTACACCGCCGAGAAAAGCGATCAAAACGGCAATAAGAATCTTGCCTCCAACGTCAACACCAAAGGCCATCCAGTCGACTTTCAGCATCAATGTGCCGGCCGAGCCGCCCGAGAAAAACCCAGTCCAAAAGGCCAGCGCCCCATCGCCATGATTCATCTTTAATTCCATTTTATTGTTTTGCCGCAAACCGTGTGCGTTTAAATGTATTACCTGGTGTTGCCCCGCTTTCGCTGCCGCCACTTTCTACTGTTACAGTGTTCAACAACACATAGCTGCCATCAGCTTGACGGCCGGTTATCGCGAACGGGAAGTTTGCCCTATAACCAGTTGGGTCACGCGCAAACATTACCAGCTTATAAGTGCCTTCAGATACATTCACCGTGAAGTTGTCACTGAATGAACTGGCACCGGGAAGCAGCGACCGCATGTTATACGTCGACGTTCCCGTCCAAACAACGGCGTCCGTGCTTGTGTTGCGTAATTGGTAGGTGATCTGCCAGTTTTCGTAGACAGGAGCCACACCGATATTTTTTAATTGCAGCGCGATGTTAAATGGCGTTCCGTTTGCAATAGAGGTGGGAACGGTAGCGAACTCGGGTAGTACCCTATACCCCGCTACCCGGAAGGCCTTAGTAGCGGAATCCTTCACGGCCTGTACAGGAATTTGTGAGGCATCCATTGAACTACCGTTGTACGTATCGCTTAAGTTTCCATTCGCGATCAAACTGATATGGAACTTTTGTACTTCAAGCGGCCATGACCAGAGTGCATTACCGGTTGAGTTGCCATAGTACGAAGTGAACAACCCTCCATTGGTAGTATTGTAGTTCGGGCCCTCCACGGCAATAGGCGCATACTTCCAGCGTTCCGAAATAGCAGTATCGAATTGAATGCCGTTATAGGTCACACTTGAGTTCACCGTAGTTCCAGAGATATACCACTCGCTTGGGTCAAGGCCTAAATTCATTCTTTTCCAGCCTATTTTTTTGCCGCCGTTGGTTGCGGTCAGTACCCTATACCCAACTTCAGGAGGAACCATAGTATTAGGTAGTGTGTTTCCATCAAATGCGTGCATGATAGCTACTAACCAATGATCGGGGAACGTGTTAATAAAAGCATCAACAATGCGAATCAATGAAGTACCCGTGGGTCTGTTCGGCATTGAGGCTACGTTGGAGTAAGCCCCGGCCATGTGCCACTCTGCATACATGCCGTAAATCGAAATGTCGATGTACCCAATGGCGTCTTTATATGACTTACCAGAATACGAAGTTGAATAGATGTGCGCTTTGAGTGCGGATAACAATGCCTCTACTCGGGTTAGGAAGAAATTAGAATTGTAATTTGGCACCCATAAGTTTGTGCCATACACATTCACCAACTGGTCTTTGTTCGTCTCGCCCTGCATATAAGCGTGAACGTAGTTCGGGTAGCGAGCATAACCTCCATCAACATAGTTCCCCTGTGTGCCGGGCGAAAGCGTCATGATGCTGAAAGAAAACTTCTGCCCGCGCGATATGCAGGCGTTTACGATGTTGTCGAACACCGACCAGTCATATACGCCCTGGCTGCTTTCGAACTGCGACCAATAAAAGTTAGAGCGATAGTAAGCATCCAGTGGTTCGATGGCTCCACCAGGTGGGTTAATAAATTTCTGGTTCGAATTCATATCGTGCCAACGTTCGGCTCCGCGCATGGGCGAAATGATCTCTGTATTCGATGAAATGGGCGTGAACGCTACGCCTGAACTCCCGCTGGTAATCAGAGGCATTGAAGCGACAATGCGCGGGCCAATTATATTGCGAAAATCAGCATAGCTGAAATGCGCAGCGTCAAGCATCGCTACACCGTTGGTTAAAGCGATCTGGTGCAGTCCATATGGGTCAGCAGCGGCCACGGTCGATATATCTGCGTTGTACGGGTGATTGCCGCCACCAGTCAGCAGCTCTGTTTGTATTACGCGCGCATTACCCACAGCGCCCCGCAATTCGCTTTTCAAGGCCATCAATTGCGTGCGATAGTCTGCGCTTGTTACACCAGCGTTGTAATCGTTGATGCCAATGGACATCCAAATGGTTATCCGATACTTAATGCCTTGACTATTCAAGTAGGACATCGCAGCATTGATGCGCGAATACAAACCACTGTACTGACTTCCCCCGCTTCGAAAGTCCTGAATGCGACCGCCAGACCAACCGCACTTAACAACGTAAACAGGCGCTTTCAATGTGCCAGCATCAGCAGCATTGGCGGCATACAGCTCTAAGCCGTGTGTGCCAGCGCTGACATTTTGGTTGATGTTGTTATTGGTGCCAATCAACAGCGATTCAAACGCGTTCGTTGAGTTGTTCCAAATCTTCAGGTTGCTTCGCGTCGTCAACTCACCCGCCGTTGCAGACGTGTTTGGAGCCATGCCGGCGATATTGCTTTCGCCGACCATCCATACCAAATGCACTGTGTCGTTTTGCGCAAGCGACAAAATAGGCGTGAACAATAGTAGTAATAATAGCCGCTTCATTAGTAATAGGACTGTATGGTGTTCTTAAATAGCAATTGCCCGGCTGTATTTAAATGCCCCCCACTGCTTTCGTATGCGGGGTTCAAATTATGATCTGTGCCAGCTTGTAGGAAAACTGGCCAGCAATCAGCGATATACTGATCTATGCCGCTGGTAAAGACCCCGGCCTTCCAGTTGTTATAAGGTCGCGGGTCAAGGTCGTTGTAAGGGAGCGTTGCCAAATGTTTAATAGCAGTCAATTGCGGAATGGCTTTCAATCCGTTTATTAGTGCGTTGTAATTCGCTTGAAACGTAGCCAGTACTCCATAGGTCGCATCGCTAAAATCATTCAGCGACCCCATTACCCATGCACGACGTGGTGCAATGGCCTGCAATTCGGTCAACTGATTTTTCAAATCAACAATGCCAATTGACCCAGCGGCATATATAGCACTTGGTTTTCCGGCTGTCAATAATCCGAACCAACTTTGGTCTTGCGTAATAGCGTCTTTTCCGACCGTTTGCGAATCACCTATTGCAATGTCGTCAACGTGTTTATAAGCAGCCGAATAAAACACATAGTCGCTGACTTCATAATCTCCTGTAACCATGTATAGCATCGGGGTGCCGAGTTTGAAGCCGTAGGTGTATGAAACTAATTGCGTTGTCCAATCCCAGGTTACGATATTCGCGCCCTTGGTAACCATAATGATCCGACGCATTCCGATGATCTCATAGCTTATTTGTGCGCTTTCGCCGGCCGATAACGGAAACGCTGTACCGCTGGTTGCTGTTTTTGCCACACCGGCTTCGGCAACTGAAAAATTACCTGCATTGCGTGTGTCCCAGTATATATCAAGATTGCGTTTGCCACCGACCAGCGTGGTGTCAAGTATGCCGAATCCAAACCCATTGCCAACCGTGTTGCATTTCAGCGTGAATGAAATCTTGTACGATGGTAGTAACGTCGATCCATAGGCCGACAGCGTGATATACTTTACCGTCGCTGTGTTGGTCGTTACAATCCGCACACCGCTTTCGCCCGTCATTGTCGTCTCTGCGGGTATGCTTGTTGTCCAATCAGCGGCTTTTGTATTACTATATCTTACGCCGAGGTGTGAGTAGCAATTTATCCGTGCTGGCCGTGAAGCACCAGCACAATGAACAAACCCTTGCTCTGATTCGAAGTACTTTCCCAAGGCAGCATAACCTGCATTCGCATTTAGAATTGTCGTCAAACTCTTCGCATCAGTGGCAACGCCTATTTCAGTTGAATTATCCAGCGACCGAACAGTCATAGGGAATGTAGCAGCAGGCAATGCCTTACCGGTTTGTACAGGCACAACGCCGCCTTTGTTTTCGCCGCCAACAATATGAACTGTTGATGACTGACCAGGGCTATTAATTTTCATTTTTGCCATTACCAATTTCCTTTTTTGACTTCGACAGAAACATTGTCAACCGTAGCGCTATCACCCGAATCAGATGCAGACCAGTGCATTCCGACGCGGACATCAACATTGCCTGTGAAGTTTAGTCCGGTGCCAATGTTTTGCCAACTTGCATTTGATGTTGCAGTTCCAGTTGTATAGGAGGCCTTCGCATTGTATGCGACTGATGCCGTTGACGTAATAGAACGGGGGACAAATGAGATTTCAAAATCAAATGTTCGCCCAGTCATTGACGCGGGCAGCGTTACCTGAAGCCAAAGGTTATAAACAGCGCCGCTGCCAAAGCCAATATCAATGTTTAGTATGTTGTCCGTTGTATTGGTTGTATATGTTCCTTGCCCTCTAACCACAATCACATCACCAGCAGCAAACGAGCCAGCAGGAAGCACGTTTGTACCCGACCCAGTTCCTAATACTGAAAGTGGTGATGCAGATACAACGGTACCGGCAACAGTAACAGAGGTGAGCGATGAGTACCGCAATTGCGCGTAGCTGGCAAGGCCAGGACGCGACTTGACGCCGGCAATTTCAACATAAATACTGTCTTTTTCAGCGCCAGAAGTTCCGCGCACCAACGAAACGGTTTGATCGGGCACACGAGCGAGGCGACCAGTTGTTGGATTGATGCCAATCGGAATGGCAGCGGCATCAGCTATTACGCTGTCTTTGTTTAATGTGTATGTAAAGGAACCACCTGTACTGCCTGCTAAATTCGAACGAGCCCAATCCCGCGTTGCAATGGTTTGCCAAATTGTTCCATTATGCAATTCGATAGCACTGGAATCGTTGTTCCATCGTTGTATACCTGAAGTCGTTGTTGTTGGGCGTTGAACCGTTGAACCCTTCGGTAGCTTCATCGCGTCTGTCCAGTCAACTTCAAACGAATAGGTAGGCGCGTTTCCGCCGAGCCCAACGCTTACGCCCTCGTTGGTAGCGAGCAATCGAGTATTACTATTGCTTTGTATGACCGCGCGGCTACCGCTGATGCCGTTTAAGGTCATGAAACCACTAGCCACATCAACGTATCCCACTGTTGCCCCATCAGATTGCCGCCCAAATTCAACGCGCCCATACTGACCAGTGCGGCCGACTTTAATATTATCTTGAAAAGTTTTCAGGCCAGCGAAAGTTTGTGCCGCAGTTGTTGCTAAACCGCGGGCAGTAGGCGATGCGGACGGCATATTGATTGTGTGAGCGCTTCCAACGCTTGAGATATTAAAGTCGGTGCCCGTTGTGCCGGTTGTAAAAATTTGCGTTGTACCGGTGAGGCCATTCAATGACCCGATTCCCTGGCTAAGTTGCCTAAAAACCAATGCGCCGTCAGGGGCGATGGATATACCAATGCCGGAACTATCCCTGAATCGTCGATAATAGAAAGTATCGCCTGATATAACCACCGTAGCATAACCGCTTAAGCCAATTGGCTGGATGACCAAGTTGGCATCACCACCGCCCGACGGCGTTGTCCATCCGAGCGCGTAATCGCTATTACTGCTCTTTGTCAACACCTGCCCAGTTGTGCCACCGGCGGGCACGCGTTTGCCGTCCAGGGCAATGATTCGTGCATTGTGCGCATTCAAACTGTCATATATAGCCCCAGGAACGCCACCGCCACCGGCGAGCACTCCCCATACGCCGTTCCTAAGTCCGTAAAATTGGCCATTCTTGTACCCGATTAATCCCGAGCTATCTCTATTGGTGCCACCGCCTATGGATAGTGTATCTAACGGAACGCGAAACCGTTCGTTTATGCTTAATTTCTTGCCAAATTCAAACCATGGCACATTATTCTGCTGGGGAACCGTTTGCGCTGATGTAATCAGCGCAATAAAAAGAAGGGAAAATAAAAAAAGGTATCTCATTTGGTACGAATTGAGATAGCCCTTCAGGGTCAAATATACTACTTATACAAATAACGAATCACTTCGGGCGTGCCTAATATAAATGGAGTTCCGTAGTGCATTTGATTGCCATCAAAATACACATCGTTCGGGCCAAGCGTCCCCGGATCGGATGGAACATTGTCAACGCTATAAGTCGCGGGTGCCCCGGCGGTGGCTGTTCCGTCAACGTAAGTCGGGAAAGCCGGATCGTAGGTAAATGCTTTGATCGTGTTGATGATAAATCCGGGCTGTGCCGGCATCAAAATCATGTCATAAAAATTAAGCGGATCGACAAGGGGTAGAAAAGTTGGGTAGTCATACCCGAAGTTAATTACTAGTGAAATAGAGTAGCTACCGCCATTCACCGATACCCTATACCCCACTGCTGACATCCACGATCCAGCGGCGGTGAGGGATACGGTTAATGGCGGTGACGTAGTACCTGTTGTGCGGACAAAAACAGTCCAATATCCGTAAAACAAAGCAGTGGTAATCGTCGGGGAAACGGGGTATGTAGTCGCATCCATTAGCGCCTTCAATGCGTTAGCAACTGATTGGTCGGTGCTTCCAGGAGCAGCCGTATAATTGACGGAAATACCCATTAGTGTGACGTTGTAAGTAGACCCTGGCTGTACAACAGAAAAAATTCTAACGTAGCTCATATAGTCGCTAAGTATCGTCGTTCCGGTAGTGTTTATTCCTGCCCCCGGCGGAAGTGTCGCCGCGCTATTTCTGTACCTCGTTCTATATGGTACAACGCTAACGCCTGTTTGGGTGCCTTCGGTTAGTCCCGCCCACCGAAGTGTAATACCGTTCCTGGTGACTAGGTAGGGCGTTCCGACCTCCGGGGCCGGCGTAGTAGAAGTATCTGCGTCGATAGTTCGCTCTATGTCTTTAACGTCTTTCATTATGCCTCGTATAATACTTGAATGTATTCGCCTGCGCCCAGTGGCAGGTCGGCACTGAAAGAGATCGTGCCTGCGGTTGCGTTAACAAGCACCTGGTTAGGCGTCGGCGTGCCGCTTTCAATTACTTCCAATGCAATGCCATTTCGGAATACAAATAAAAAGTCACAGTTGATAAGCGTAGCATCAAACAAAGAACTTTCGCCGCCAACGGCATCGTACTGCCAGACGCGAAGGTATGGCGGCTGACTGCCCGGTGTTGATGTTCCAGCAATGTCACCGCTCACCTGGATCGAATAGTCACAGGTCGCGGCCTGTTGCACGTCACCTGTTAATACGCAGGTGGTGAAAAATCCTTTTCCGTTATAGACTTTTACAACAGGCGCATGGCCCTTGTTGTCAGTCAGGGTGAATTCCCAATTTACCGTTAGCCCCGCAAAAATACTATCCATCACGTCAGACGCCGTATATCCTGCTGCGTATTCAATAGGTCCTGATCCTTCCAGTGTAATAATTGCTTTGCCGGGTATATAAGATCGTATATCTGTCGAATCGCGAAACGTCGTTTCGATGGTTTCTCGTTCTATGCGAAGCGCACACGTAGCATTGCAGGCCACCGGATTAAAGGCCGCGCCTTTTGCAAACGATAATATTACGTCCTTACCATTAACTACGCTCATTGAATAGGTATTTGAATTCAGTGCTTAATTCTGGTGTGTCTTTAACTGGGTCGCGAAACTCCTGCATGGTGGCCGTGAATGTCTCGTTGTGCAAATCAAGCTCGATATTAGTGGCGATCCATTCTAGGTTATCAATGATAAATGTATTGCCTGGACCAAGCAACTTCCCGCCGTCATAAAAGATGCCTTTGAAGTCGCCGTCGAGTTTCTTAAACACCCTGGCCGCCGATTTTTGCAGGTCTTGTGAATTTATATTTATAAGCCTTTCTGTGCGTAATTCATTATATCTCCCCCAACCATTTGTAAGCTCATTTTCGTTTGTCAGCCGCCAAAGCGCAGAGGCAATCAATCTTTTTGGCGCATCGCCAAGTTGAATATTTACTTCTGCGTTCTTACGAGAAACGATAGGTGTAGAAGTAGTGGAAAATTCGCCTTTAAAATTGGCGGTGATCTGGTTTTGAAATAACAAAACATCTATGTTGATGTTTCGATACCACGATTCCCCCCCCCCGGTAGACCAATCGCAAAACCACATTTCCAAAATGCCTCCTTCGGGGAATGGTTTGGTATATTCCATCTCCTGACCCGCTTCGGTGCAGTGCAGGTAAAAAGATGTCCACTCACGAAGATCATCGCCACCCGCATAGGTTCGCGTATAGGCGCTCGAGCCGATGGCGCTTGCTAAGGTCGGCTGCCAAACTTCGCTAGTCGCATCCCAGGTATATTTTTGTCCGCTATCGCCATACAACACAACACGAAGCACTATGCCTGTGCCTGCGCCGCCCAAATCAGCACTTAAGCGCGTTTCTGCTGATACCGATAATCTGTCTCCTTTATCCACCCATACGCCGTGGGTAGGACGTAACCTTTCATCATTGGTGCCCTGGTCAGGAACAACGATGTACGATTCAGCTAAATTTCCATTTACATCTAGCGCTTCTTTTCGGTATGCGGTGCCAGGCATCGTATTGCTTGGCGTGGTTACTGATCCATATTGATATGCCCAGAAGTCAATATAATATTTGCGCTCCGTTGATGTAGCGCTAATTAATGCCCCATCGGTCATTTTTTCGTTCTCCGGCGTATCTGGAATTACATAGTCGTGCTGTACTTTGCTTGATTGAGCTGGTTTAAGAAACGAAAGCAAGTGTCCTGCGTTGATCGGTATGAAATCAGCCGGTCGCGCTACTTCAAAGTCCTGCGATATTGTTGTAGCTACCAGATCGGGCATGGTATACAAGCTTGAATAAATGGGCTTGTGCGACAAATCATCTAGCTTGCGAACGATGTGCCACTCGCCGAACTGCTGGAATAGGGTGCATTCAAAGGCCTGCATGATTACCTCCAACACCTCATACATATTTTGCGGGCCGCTGTCTGTAAGGTATAAAAGTTTTGTGTGTAGTAGGCACTGATCAAGCGGGTTCTTCCCTTCGTCTGCGATCATCGTTAACTCATACACATTGCAACTCACGTGAATTGGCAGCTCTGTATATGTCCTGTACAAACAGTCCCGCACCGCTTCTAAAGGTGTTATTTTACCGTAAACAGTAACGTCTGTTATCCTGCGCCAATATTCTTCTTTCAACAATGCAAGTCCGTCGCTGGCCGTTAAGGTGAATATCCTGTTACCAGATATATATGCCTCTGAACAGTCATCCGTTGACAGCACGCCGCGCCAGTGAACGTGCGAATCGTCACGAATAGTTACTCGGTACTTTCTGTCATCATCTGCGATTATCCATTCCAATTCAAAGGATGCAGACACGAATTGTATTTTTGCCTCACTCGGCCGGAGCGACGCAATCTTCTGTTCGTTCTCGTCTTTGTAAGAAATCGTAATAGGCTGCCCCGATCCGGTCAACTCCTGCACGGTGCCGCTAAAATTCTCCAACTCAATATCAGCGTATAATACAATGCGCGTCCATGCGGAACGGGTAACTACTCGGTATATAGTATTCCAGGCCATTAGCGTAAGCGACCGGCCCTCCTTTCGGCCCTGTTGAGCAAGAATAGTAATTGATCCCCTGTTACCCTGGCTTCCAATACCCCGCCATTACCTTGCGTAGTGTCCATGAACTGATTCAATTTTGACAAAGGCAATATCACTTCTGTTTGCCCAGCTTCCCCAACCATGCCCAACGTGGGGCCGTTGATAATACCACCGTTAGCGAAGGCGGTAGCGCCAATATTAGATAGCGATGCTTTTAGTACCGACCCCAATGCAACAAGCGCTACACCGGCACCGAGTGCCACGACGGGGCTAAGGGATTTAAGGGCTATTTGAATGGCCTTCGCCGCAATAGCATATTTTATCATCGCCTTTCCTAACTGTTGAAATAGGTCGCCAATTAACATCCCGAGACCGGCCGCCGCCTTTTGTATGCCGCTAGTTCCGTTTACAATGCCCTGGCCAATCACTTCGCCAATTTGCGAGAACGCATCTAAGTTGAAGTTGTTTATTGACGCATTGATGGCCTTGTTTAAGTCCTGTAGCGATTTAGCCAATACGCTCCTGTCCGGCTTAATAATCACCTTCGCCGGTATCTTGAATGTTGCTAGTGCCTTAGTGGTATCGATCTCCTGCTGAACCATGGTATTCAGCTTTTTCAATCCGTCCTGTATCTCCACGCCGCCGGGCGTTACGATGATATTTGGCGATGCCTCCACGGTAGCCGCGTCGAACTCCTTCTCGATATCATTAACGATTTTTTCGACCTTCTTTTTCGCCTTCGGCACATCCTGTGCATCTATCTGCAACTTGCTTAACGAAAGCACATCGAGCCGCGACTGAATTTCAGCCAGCTCCTTGTATTCAGCGGCAAACGCTTTCATGGCCTTGGTGCCCTGGATCATCTTTGGCGTAAATGCCTGTTGCATCGTATTGCCGCCGGTAACATTCTGGCCTGCCAAGCCAACCATACCGGAGGTAGCCGCTTGCGATGCCGCCGCCCAGGTCGTTAACTCATTAATGATGTCCTTGTTAAGTGTCTTCTCTTTTTGGCGGGTACTGATCCGTAATTCACCGGCTCTTTTAGCTAATATCTCGGCCTCGGCGGTGTCAATGAGCGCTTTTGTATAGGCACGCAAAATCTTTTCGCCTTCACTGGTTTGGATGTTCTGCGCTGTTAGGTAACCGATGTAATCAGGTATCAGTGCATTGAGTTGCTTTAGCGCTTCGGCCTGGTCTTTCTTGCTACCGATATCGCCCTTCGCGATCTTCACCATTTCTTCAAATTGCACGATCTGACCCTCTACGCCGGCGCGGCTCTTATCGAGTTCCTGCCGAAGTTCTTCCTGTGCCTTCTTTAATTCACCAGTACCATTGACGAGCTGATCAAAGGCGTTGCTCATCGATCCGTATTTCTGCATCATCACCGTGGCCAGTGATGATAACGCCGAGAAAGCAAATAAAATACCCGTCGGGCCAATGAGCGAAGACCCCAATGAACCAATAGCACCCATTACACCGCCTGATTCTTTTGACAACTTCTGAAACGACGTTATCAATGGGTCGATGTTGTTGGCAATGCCAACAATGCCGAATGGCGCATCTTGTACTACCCGATTTAAGTTGGTAAGGGCCTGTGTTGCGGAGCCGGCGCCCTTCTTTAAAGACGTTTCGAGTTTATCACCCGCAGCAGCAGCAGCCACCGCTGCTTTACCCAGGTCTTTCGATACACTATTTGTAGTATCTTTGACTTCTTTTTCCAGCACATTCGCTGCCGCCGCCGCCTTCTTGGCGCCATTCGCAATATTGGCAGCAAGCTTATCGGCGCTCACATTGTCAAACGAACTGCCTACGCTGGTAGCGGTCTTTTTTACCTCGCTAGCCAGCGCATCAAGGCTTGATTTTGCGCTCTTTACATCAATGGTTATTATCGCTGATAGCTCCTGTGGCATCTTTGAATTTTTTCAATCGGTCTTTTAGTCGATCTCGAACACTACTGTCAACTTTGTCAATCAACGGAAGCCCCATTACGCTACGCACGTCTTTTACTTTCGCGCCGTTTGCTTTCGCAATGGCGAACATAATATGCCGCGTTCTGTCCCATTCCGCAGCGACTTCTTTGTTATACCCATCGCAATGCAACAGGTATTCTGCAAAAGTGTACTCACGCAGCTCCCAGGGTCTTAAACCGAGGCTTCCGAAGGCGAATTCTTGACAATACGCCCAGGTGAGGGGTTCGCCGTCTCTTTCACCTGGGGCGCTTCCCCCGGATTCAAAAATTTTCCATAAATGGCCGCTAGTTCCTGAAACAGCGTTACGTCTCCGTCGTTGCTCACTATTCGTTTCACAGTGTCAAATTCAGGCGTTGCTGTGCCATATTTATCCGCGTAGCTACATATACCAGCGTACAGCAGCACAGCGGTTGCGTAGACTACGTTTGTTGAGGCGGTTGGCAGGAATGTAAATGCATCGATGCCGGCAATCGTATTGATGTGATCCATCACCGAAAGCTTCATGCGAATATCTACCTCGTGGTCGCCGATCTTTATTTTTCTGTCCATTATGGTGCAATTGCGACGGCTCCGTCGATGGTTAACGTAAAGTCGCAAGTAACGTTGTCTGCCACTTGCTTGTCTTCGGTATATGAGGTAACATATCCGCGACCAGAGCGGTACAGTTCATCACCAGCAACGCCGTGCATTTCACGCCAAAACAACAAGTTGGCGTTGCTCAAGTAGCCCAATATATCATCGCCCGATAAATCAGTCGCAGATGGTTGCGTCTCAAAGATGCCGGTAAAGTCAATAGTTCCTGACAACGCACCAACGGATGTAGATACGGTGCCGCCATAACATTTTGTTTCGACCGAATTGGTTGAGCGAGATAAATTAAGAGAGTGCCCTACCTCGCAAACAATTTGTTTCCAGGTGGACCCGTTTAGTGACAGTTGGAGTACGACCTCCTTGCCTTTAATTGATGCCATTTTTTACAGTTTTTAATAGTTACGAATTATCAAATATTTCAGCGCGTAGTCGCGCAATTTTTCTTACTACTTTGTCTACGGTTTGCTCAAACAAATCCTCCGTTCCCGCTACCTCGATTTGCGTTACCTGAAAACCTACAGGCACATTAAAACCAGCCGTTTGTGGTGAAGGAACCAATAGCTCCATTACCTGCCCATACACATCACTAACAGCGGAAAAGCTAACCGCCCTGTTTTGGTGGTGAACAATATCAATGACTAGGGTAGAGGCTGTGCAGAACTTTTTCTTGTTCCTGCTAACCTGGCTATCACTCATTGTTGAAAGAACGATGTATAAATTATCGGTTGTATCAGCAATGCCCGTGAATACATTTACTACGCTACCAGCATAGACTATAGCACCATTTAATGCAGCGTAAACAGCTTCCCGAAATATGTTGTTTACATCTTTCATACTATATTCTCCAACATTTTTTTCAGTCGTTCATAAAACTTCGGCGTTTCTTCGTCTACCGCTGGAAACAAAAATGGCTGTGGTTTTATCCCCTTAAACATGATCGCCAAAAAAATATGATACCATGCCTCTTGTGGAATACCTTTTGATTTGCACCAACGATAGATCATCTCCTTTGCGTTACCGCCTTCGCCTTTGCCCATGAACTGTTTGGCGTAATCTTGCAAGTCGGCCGGTATCGATACCCTGGCCCTGGTTCCAAACTCCACATAAGCGGCGTAGTTTGCCGACGCGTTCACCGTATAGCTTCCATCGCTACCGCTTGGCTGTATGCTGGCCCTCAACGCGCCATCATTTACCGGCGCTCGCTGCCTTGCATCCCTGGCAATGATTTGCGATGAAGCAGACGCCTCTGCATCGGCTAAAACATGAAGCATTTCACTACCTTGTTTTAGCTTGTCAGCGTAATCTCGAAAGCTTTTTAAATCTATACTGTTTGCCATCAGTAATAAATTACGTTGAAGTATTCCGATGCCGAAGTAGCAAGACCCAGTAATAATTCTCCCGTAGTATCATTGAACGAAAATTGATTCGATGATGGGCTAACAGCTACTCGCATTAGCCCTATCCCATTGCGGGAGAGAGACAGCAAATTCTTCCCAACGAGATAGTTTGATTGAATAGTCGTTAACCCATCAGCAGGCGTCAACTGCAAATTGATAATACCATTTGAGGGAATAGGCCCTGGGCTTCCAGAAATGCTTGTACCCAACTCCAGATACCTGCATTCAATGAACTGAAATTCTCTGTCTTGATCCCAGTCTTTTATACCCTCGATAACGCAAGCGCGCCCGCCGTAAAGTATTCTATTGTTCTTGCCGATCGCACGAGTACGAACGCGAAAAATAACATCACAGTTAATGCGCGTCTGATCCATGTCTAACACACGCATAGACCGACCCGGCTTTGCCTCTGCCCAAATAGTTACCGCATCCTGCCAGGGGCCTTCAATGAAGCCGCCGGCATTGTCAGCGGTCATAACCGCTGCTTGTACGATAATTCGTTCGGATAACTTGCCGATGTTTGTCTTTCTCATATAACCACCCTACGGTATGCTTTTGCAAGCATCATAGCGGTAGGCGATAAGCCGTCAATACCACTTTCGTCGCCGCGATGCTCATACATATATGCCGCCTGGTGTAGTACGGCTGTCTTTAGCGCAGCAGGCACAACGTCATAACCGGCATTGTATGTAATAGCATACATAGCGGCGTCGGGTGGTTTGATTTGCATGAACTCTCCGTCTTCGCCGATGAACCAGGTTGGCCCTAAAGACATCATGCTACCTCCCGAAAGTGAAAGAAACGTAACAGTGACGCTATTGCTGTCTGACACCGGGCCGTAAGGAAGTTCATACAAATTGCATCCATCCAACTTAACGATGTTGTTGACGGACCTGTGTACAAGGGAGACGCCCGCCCATCGCTCGATGCGATCACGAGCAGCAGACACTAGGAGCGTGAGTAAAGTATTGTCAGTGTCAAAGTCAATTTTCAGTTGATCTTTTAACTCCTGAAGCGTTACCGGCTCCGCGCTAGTTGGATCACCCAGTTTTACAGTAAAATCCGCATTCATTAATGAACGTTTGTAATTGCTGACCTCTATTTTGACGGGTAGATGCTTTTCTAAGTGCGGCCTGGCTCCACTTTTTGTAATGGGTGGGTGATTCCAGTTGCCGGATCAAAGATATATATTTTTTGGCATCATCGCGGTCAACAAATTGGGCGCCGTTTCCGCAATTTTCTTTTAGTCCAGGTGTAGGAGAACATATAACAGGAATGCCATTGGCCATCGCTTCGGATGCGACCAATCCGTAGCTTTCATAGTCAGATGGCATCAGCAGCACATCGGTAACACCATATACCTTGCGCATATCGGTCTGCTTCTCCCATATAGTAACATTGGGTGGGCAATCAAGTTCCTGATCCATATATGAGCCAATGACGCCGAGGAATTTACGATCAGGCATTTGTCGGGCGATCTCATAAAATTGACGAACGCCTTTGTTCTCGCATAAATTGACAAGCGTAATGTATTGATGCGTGTTGTTATCTGCCTTTACCTTCTCCTCGTATATCTGTGGTTCAAGAACCATGTGTGGGCGTTGGTATTTAAGTTCCTCGCGGGCATGCTCGGCATTGTAGATCACAAATGTGTTGCTGTTGTCGTTGATCATGCTGTCGTAGTAACGAGAGGTGTTGTGAACCAAGAAAATAACCGGTTTGCCGCCCAATAGTTTTGCCTTCTCAATAGTGTATTTGGCAAAATCCAGATGAGTAATAAATATGTCCGCCCACCTGAATAGTTCTTCTTTTACCTGATCATTCATTGGGGGCCAGACATCTATACCGTCATAGGTGTACATATGATCCGTATCTGGTGAATTCCAATAACGGTGCATATATACCCGAACAGCATGCCCCTGCTCTTGTAGCATCTTGGCTAGTTTTAACGCATATAGTTCGCCACCGGCCAGGTGCATTGGTGGCCACATATGTACAGAGAATAGTATTTTCATGGCAGTTGTTTTACGTAAATAAAATACCCATCATCCCAGAGACACTCAAAGCGTGGGTCGCTTATTGGAATTCCCTTGTACATTACCGAACCAAACCGCTTAATATGTGGAACCAGCTCGTTGCCGTCAATTTTCTCAAACGAAAAAATATAGTCCCATTCGCCGCTAATAGTGTCACCAGTTGCGCCGGCCATATAGCCATTGAAATTGTGTAGTTGATCGTTCTGCCCAGGCTTGTACTGATAAATACTTTTTATCGGGCACGGGTAAAGCGTTCGTCTGACAGTGTTCCAATTCATTTTACGATGTAATCAGCGATGATCATTGACTTATGGCACTCTACTATACCCCATCCTTCCTTTTGAAAGTCTTCTGGCGTCCAAACAGCGTGATGCCGTTCGTATTCATTACCGCCAACAGCGCCTTGCTCAAACCAAACTGCAGGCGTAGTTACGACTGCCGCCTTGCGGGTGACTTGCGCAATCAGGTGAAGTATTTCGCGGCCCTTCTCTTTTGGAAAATGCTCAATAACATCGGTCATTAGAACCATATCGTATTTGAACTCAACCGACAATTCGTTTTGCAATAATTCCTCTATATCAAGCCAAAGCACTTTGTCGTATAACCGCCACATTGGGTTATCATAATTACGGAACATCTCCACGCCAATTAATTCGCACGTCCTGCTATACCAATTTCTTATCCCCGCACCGTTCATGCCATACCCGATGCCTAAATCTAAAATGATATCTGGCTTTGTCGCCCAAATACATTGTTGAACTTTGATAAATACATCAGGTGATCCGTAGGGCATGCGCTTAGTTTAAAGCAGCTCCCTCTAGGAATAGAGGGAGCTTGTTAGAAAGGCTATCTGTAAGTCAAAAATAGAGACTACGATTCGGCCACGTTGGACACAATGAAGGCGTCGGGCCGGAAGATGGCCAGTGCTTCAGTGCGCTCCAGCAGGAACGTAACTTCATTGGTGATGAAGGTGGAAGCGTGGCTTTCAGTTTGACGCAATTTCAAGCCCTCGCTTTGCACGATGGCCGCTTTACGGAAGTCACCCACGATTACCTGGTTACCTACGAGTTGGTTCCATTGAATGACCGGAAGGCCGAGGATGCGCACAGTACCGTTGGCGTCTATTGTAACCACATTGGGCAAATTATATCCCGCACCGGTCATAGTAGTAAGTACCAACTGTGTCCATGCCTGCATTGACACAGCGATCGCGTTCGGCTGGTACTTCTTTTGACGAAGTGCAGCGATAGCGCCAATGATCTGGTTGATGCGGTTACCGCCCGTTGCGTTGGGCGATCCTGCTGCATATAGGGCGTTTGTGAAGTCAATGTCCTCTTGGTCTTGCAACTGCTCCAACATCGAAGTGGGCAGCCATGATTGAAGAAACACGATGTTGCGCAGCGATTGACGCGATACAATGGCGGAGCCAGCCATTGGCTTCAAGGTCAGGTCGATCATTGTGTAATCGCGATCAATTTGCGGCTTAGTAGCTGCCTCATTTACCCGAGCGAAAGAACCTTCACCAATAGGGGTGTTGGCACGAGGGTAACGCACAAAGTCGGTGGCCGACTGGATGGTACGCACCAACGAACGAAACCGGTTCTGACCCAATGGCTCCATGCCGTCTTCCCACCCCAGGTAGCTAATGTAGTTGTTGCCGGTGCCGGTCAAGTTGGCGCTCGACATGTTGGCCACAGCTTTGAACTGAATAGGCTTGAATCCTTTTTCTTCCATCTCGGAAAAATTGGCCGCGTTATCAGCGATCATCTTCTTCACCTCGGCCATTACCGACGGGTAAACAAGACCGCTGGACATACGGCCAGACTTGGCCTTCATTTCTTTTATCTCGCCCTGGAGATCAACAATCAACCCGCCTTTCTTCTCTACATCTGCGGTGAGATCGGTGATCTTTTGATTTGCCTCTTTTGCCTCTTTTTCAAAGGCCGCCTTGGCCTCGGCGATTTCTTTTACGGTAGCCGCCGACTTTGTTTCAATTTTTTCTGCCAGCTTGGTAACCGCTTCTAATACTTCACTCATTGTGATAGTGTTAATAGGTTAAGAATAGTTAGAGCTTCATTAACGGCGCTCTTTTCTTCCGCTTCGCTGGCAGACGGCTCCGTGATCAGCGGAGTGTCAGCGGTATCGAATAATATTGACTTCAATTCCAAAAGTTCAGCCATGACCTTTTGTATCGTTTCGTCACTTGCTTTTGTATTTCGGATGAACTTCTCCATCAGCAGCACATGGGCCTTCAGTTCTTCAATTCTGTCCGCTGCTTTGGTCATGCTTACTACGCCGGCTTCTGGATTAGCAGGAATGACCGTAAGCAGTGATGTTTCGGTATGAATGACCTCTTTTAGCTCACGAACACGCTGTCCTTTTACCTCTGTTTTGGCTGATTTGATGGCAACGTAACCAAATGATGCGCCTTTTAGCACACCGGCGTCGGCCATCTCCATTACATCATTACCAAGTGTCCATTTGCCGAACTTAACTTCGGTATAAGCTTTTTGTTCGTCTTCAAATGTTCTAACAACCGGGCCGACTGGTTTGCTATCAACGTGGTTAAATAGAAATTCAATCCCCTTGTATTCTGACCACGATTTCGTAAACATGCCTTTGCGAGACACGTCCTTTGTCCGGTCAATGTTATTGTACACGGCGTGCGCGATGACCGCTGTGCGGCTGCCAGGCGAGAAGTCTTTTAATTCAAGTTGTACGGATTTTCTTTCCATAACTATTTTTTTAGAATGAGCATTCCGCGCTCATCTCGTTTGGGTATATAGTTCATTACACATCTACACTGTATCGTATTGCCTGGCATCGCATTGGGATCGCCGGGAAACATAATATCTTCTTCGTTGTGAAATGGCTCATCCATTTCTTTTTGCTGCCCACTCAATTCGCGATGGTCAAATTGATCTCTCGGCTCCCTGCGCACCCGACTATCGCTCGCACTTAACCACTCTTTTATCACTTCATAGGGCAGTGATTTAGCGCCCTCTTTGCTACCGGCCATCGCGCCCCGATGCGCTTCTGTTCGTGCGATCACCCGGGCCCGCCTTACGGCCATTCCAGAAGTAGCGATCTCCTGCGCTAATCGCTCGTAGCTCCATCCTTCTTTGGTAGCGCGTTCAAACAAACGCGTCATTCGCTCGCGCTCTGTGGCTATGATATTGGTCACAAATTGCAGGGCGAACTTTGATAAGAAGTTGTTCACTGCTGCGAGCCAACTATCGCTAATGCCCATTTGTCCAGCTTTCAATTGCCGAACGGTCGGCATTGATCTGTACACCGCTCTGGCCATCGCTACACCTGCTTTTAGGTGAATGGCCCTGATGGCATTCATTAATTCGTGGTCAAAGAACTTGTTCGACAACTCACCTGTTCTATTCTCTCTGTATAGCTGCACCGCTTCGTCGTAAAAGCGCTGCAATACTTTAGTAAGTGCCGGTATATACCGACGTTCCACCTTACTGATGATCATCTGTTGTTCCTCCCATGTCATGCGGTTGCCGCTTTCACCGCCCACATAGCCGCTTCTTCGTAAGCCGTCATAGCCGGCGCCCGCAATCTCCCTGCTTCAGGCGCTCGCACACCATCAGGGTCGGTATCTGCATTCGTTTTTGGTAAATCATTCACCAGGTCGATCAGTTCAGCAGTCCTCTGCTTGATCAGATCAACATTATCGCTCGATGATGAGTTGAATTTCGTCCTCACCCGGCGTTCTCCTGTTGTCATACGGCTTGTAATTTTGGATTATCAAAATCCTGCTGTGGCAGGTCATCAATATTGATCGACGCGTCTTCAAGTGGCTTCAGCGCTGAAGGCACCCAAAAGGTATCCATCAAAGGGTCAGTAGACCGCTCGTAGCCGCGTAGTTCTCTTTTTTCATTTGGCGTGATCTCCCAGGCATCTTTTATGCCTTCCACCAGACGTTGCATATCAGCTTGCAGGTCTGGCACTTCCGAGTAATCAGCATCGATATAAGCGCCACGAATACCGAAGGCGGGCAGCAACCAGGTATTTAGTTGATTCAGCAATCCAGACCATTCGCCCATGATCTTATCAGTGTAAACTTGTGCCCTGTATTGGGTGATATTGTTATTCGCGCTCTCTGATAAGTCGAATATACCCGCTGGTACATTGTATAGTTGCGCCACTTGGGTAACGCTGAATTTTTTTGCCTCTATCAGTTGCATGTCCCTAGCGCCCATTGCGAGGTCAAAGAAGACCGGATTTAAGGCGTTGATGTAACCAATCGTCCCCGCATTGTTCGAGCCATTAACGCGCTCGTTAATGGCATTCATGGCCTTTTTGATCTCTTCGCCGGATGCGTTGGGGTCTTGCGTTGCAATAACGCCATTAGCGCCCCTGTTTAAGTACATCGACTTCCACGATGCGTTGAGTGCAGCAATGCCCTCCAGGTCTTCTTGGGCGCTCAATAAGGGCGAGTGACCACGTAAATGGATATGCGTTGTTGAATCAAAGTCAAACCGAGGGTAGTGCCATAGTAAAATGTCTTCTTTTGGAACTGTCCGATATTGCGGAAGTTGCATTACCCATTGATCAATGCCGTATACATCATTGGGGTCGGGCTGCAAGTGCATTATCTGCGGTGGAATGGGATATAGCTCAAGTATCTCGGCGTTTATATTACCCTCCGCATTATCGCCTCTGTTTGCCCAAACAAAGCCCTCTCCTTTAAGTAATTTGAAGCCGAATAGCATCGAAAAGAACAAGTCAGATGCCATGCGGGGGTTGGGCTGCTGAAGCAGCTTAGCCAGGGGATTAGATTCATCCACCTGACTAAGTGCTTTGCGTTGCAGGGCACGAACTTTTAGGTAGTTTGATGGCTTTTGAAATTGGTACGGCTGCAAGCTTTTGTACTGCTTAAATGCTGCCTGGTCTTCTACCTTATATACTCGAATGGGTACGGATGCAAATTTGTTCATCAGGTACGTTACCACCGTGTATACAGAAGACAAAGTTTCGTACACGCTGTCTTGTTGAAAGTTTAGCGGTAACGGTGTCAATACGCCCGAAATAGAGCGTACATTCTGCTGATTTGGATTTAATGCCTTTTGCTGTTTTGGTCGCAAGAAGCCAAATAAATTCATTGGGTACAAATTCTAAATCGAAGATAGGTAATATCTATGAGTTAATAGATTTTATCAATAAGCAAAAAAATTCACTCTCGGTTGCAAGTGCGTGTGAATAGCATAACGCAATGCATCCATCAAGTGATCAGCACCTTTTGCCGGTTCTTCAACCGGATTTCCTTCTTTGTCGAGTTTCCATTTATATGACTGTATTTCCGTTTCGATGTTATTCCCGTATATCCAAAGTTCCTGTGATTTGACGGTGACAATACCCGACCACACATCTTTGACAGCTGGCAAGATGTTGATGCCGTGCCGATAGATTTCTTCTATGGATTTTGGTTCCGCTGCATCAGCGTACACGGGCGTCCGGCCAATGCCCAACGATTTTATATACATTGCTAACTCGGCTAGCGTCATACCAGATCGGTAAAGTATTTCCTCGACGTAGCAGACGCCTTCGTATAGCTCTACTTTTACTAATGCCGTTGGGTTGACGTACCCAAAATCAAGGCCATAAAAAACATCTCCTTTGCCTGGGCCCTTGCCCACCTTCCAGGTAGTGTAGATCATTTCTTTAGAGGCACCGCGAAGGCCGAGGCCGTACACGTTCCATAGAAATTGATCCGGCAGATCGCGATATCTTTCAATTTTTGCTATCTGGTTGGCCGATAAATTAGATAGGTTATTTCGGTAGCTTGAATGAATTTTTTTGTTATTCGGATCATCGGCCTCTTTGTACACCCAAGAATTAAATTCGCTTGGGTTTAAGTCAAGTAAAATTTGTTTAGTAGTTCGCATGGCCAACTGATCGTACAGCGCTTTGCTAATCAAATTAGCCTCGTTAATGAGCAGATAATCTCGGGCCGGTCCGTGTGCCTTACCGGGGTCTTCCAGGCCGAATAGTTCAATGTATGACCTATTGGGGAAAGTATAAATAAAATCAGTCTTTGAGAAAGAGTCTTCATTCCACAACTGCCATGATCCCATAATCATCCGAAAGTCTCGTAATGCGCCCCGCTTGATGTGTGGAAGCGAGTGTGAAGTGATGCTTATACGCGTGTTGTCCTGCTCGTTGGCGATTTTTATCAGTAACTGAATTTCTGAAAATGTTTTGCTTGATCTGCTGCCGCCTTCGTTTACAATGACCGGGTAACCATCTTTCAGCGCCTGTTCTGTAGCAAAAAAAACAGGCGTCGCCTTAATCCGCAATCGGGTCGCATCCTGCATCTTTCTCAATAGTTATGGATACGCCTCCGCTATGGGTTAGGTCTTTTTTATCAGCCAGACCAAGATCACGCGCAATAATATTTGGGTTTAGGAACCCAGCAGCTGCGCCGGTAAATTTCTGATTGTAGATAATATCAGTTATGCGCGCTATGACTGGGGAAAATTCTTTATATGTATGGTTCGTCTTGTAATCCCGAAGACGATGGATGTCCAAGTATAGCTCTAACCCTTCCCATGTGTAGGCTCGCATTTTCGGCAGCCTTACCTCCACCGCATCTTTCCCCCTGAAATCGACTTCGATCATTGGATTGGCATCGCACCATTCGAAGTATTCGCATGCGGCCTCCCACAGGGCGTCCGGCGTGGAGAACAACTTATCCCGGCCGTGTTTTGACCGAAGCTTCCAGAATTGATTGCCAACAGGAGCAGCCATAGAGTACGATGATTAGCTTACACAAAGCTATTAATTTTATCTATATTAATTACTAATTCGCCGGTGTATCTTCATCTACCGATATGAGACGCACTATTATCCCGACAAGCACCCCCACCCAAGGCATCGGTGCTATTGCGATGCCTGGCTTCTTTCAACCATTACCATATCTTGCTCTCCTGCTTTAGTCAGTCTCGGCGACCATGTAATTGCTTTTTTCATTTGTTTATATTTATTGTTATTCATTTTTTGTGGTTGATTCCTGGCTTTTTGATAAAATGAACATCACAAGGCACATCCCAATAGCGAGCTGCTTTTCCATTCCGCTATCTGCAACGGCGAATATTGTTATTTGTATCATTAGCCAAACGGTACTTTCTTTCATGGTGTTATTTTTATATTATTTTCCTGATGTCAGGAAGATGGTTTGCAAAGCAATTCCGCTTCTATTCGCGCAAAAGGATCCATTCTTAGTCCATGATTTCAGGTTA